ATGCCGTCGAGCGTGCCGACCTTCGATGAGTTGATCGCGAGCTGCACGCGTTCCGCCGTCCACCTGGAGATGCGCGACAGCTACGCCGTCGATTACGAAGAGGGGCCGTTCGCTGAGTGGCGGGAAGGATTCCGCCACGACCCAGCTGACCGGGCCTCATGGTGGCGCCCGTGGCTCGACCTGATCGAGGAGACGGTTTCCCGCGGTGTCGTTGTACGACGGGCGCGCATCGTCTCCGAGCCGGTCAGCGACTACACCCGCTTCCTGCACGACGGGACGTTCACCAACGTCGCCGCCGGCGAACAGGTGAGGTGGCTGCCCCGGCGCAGGGCATCCGACATCGCCTTGCCCGGCAACGACTTCTGGCTGTTCGACGAGCAGTGGGTCCACTGGAACCATTTCACCGGCGACGGATCATGGGTGGACGAAGAGATCACCAACGATCCGGGGGCCGCCAAGCTGTGCGCAGAGGCCTTCGAGGCGGTATGGACGCGCGCCGTTCCGCACGACCAGTACGAGATCCGCTAGCAGGGAAGCACCGGTAGGCCAGCTCATGTCCGTCTCACCGTCCTCGTCCGCCCAGGCTGCGCGCGAGAGAGTCGCGCAGCGTCTGCGCGACCTCCGCAAAGAAGCCGGGTTGACGGTCGTCGAGCTGGCCGCCGCGTGCGGCTGGCACTACTCGAAGACGTCCCGTGTCGAGAACGGGCTCACCGGGCCTTCGGCCAGGGACATCCGCGCGTGGTGCGATGCCACCCAGGCCGAGGACCAGGCGCAGGACCTCATCGTCCAGTCGGTCAATGCTGAGTCGATGTACCGGGAGTGGCGCCATCAGATGCGCAGCGGGCTCAAACAGCTGCAGGACAGCCTCGTGGAGTTCTACAGCCAGACCGAGCTGTTCCGCGTGTACTCCTCAACCCTCGTGCCGGGGCTGCTGCAGACCGAGGGATACGCGGCTGGCGTCCTACACGCGTCCGCGCGCTTCCGGGAACTCCTCCTCGACGACAGCGTCGAGGCGGCGCGCGCCCGTATCGATCGCTCGCGCGTCATCCACGAACCGGGGCACCGCTTCGTCTTCCTCGTCGAGGAGGCTGTTCTGTACTGCCAGATCGCGGACGCCGATTCTATGGCGGCCCAACTCGGCTACCTGCTCACCGCGGGAGCACTTCCATCGGTGTCGCTCGGCGTAATCCCGGCGGCTGCGCGCGAGCGGATGCAGTGGCCCCGGGAGACGTTCCACATCCATGACGCCGATCTGGTGTCGGTGGAACTCGTGTCCTCCGAGGTCAACGTCACCCAGCCCTCCGAGATCGCCCTGTATCTGAAGGCCTTCGAGGAACTCCGCACCATGGCCGTGTACGGGGCTGAGGCGCGCGATCTGATCGTGAAGGCCATCGACGCGCTTCGCTGACCGGGTCAGCCTATGTCTGCCCAGTGACACCGAACCTTGAGCGTGTGCCATCGAAGTGTGATGACGCCAGCCGCGCGGACGTCGAGGCTGAGGCGACCATGGCCGCGCCCACCTTGCATCGCATAGTGCTCTGACCATTGCCGTGCGAGCTCAGGTCGCGATTTTCTCGATCTCGGGGAGCTCACCCAGAAGCGCCAGCAGAGCGAGGATCATCAGCTGATCGTTCTCGCCTTGTCTCTCCAACCGCTGGCGGCAGTGTTCAGGGCCACCTACGCCGCGACGTTCTTCCTCGCCAAGGAGGACTCTTAGATACCGGTCAACACCCGTGAAAGGACCCACTCCTTCCCATTCTTGGTCGATGTCTCCGAAGGCCCTGCGCACCGTCATATGGGTGGTGGGGGGCACCCAATGGAGGCCTGCGTCCTCGACGCGAGGGCGAATCTCGTCATCCAACTGGCGCCACCGCAGAAGGAGTTCGTCCCGCCACTCACCGATGTCGAGCGGGCGGCGCAACTTCAGGCATGCCTCGATGAGCGGATGGCGGTTCGCGATCGCATCAAGGAGAGCACGCCTACTCGCCTCATCCTCGCCGAGCGACTTTAGGGCTTCACTCCATTGATAAGTGGCTCCGAACAACTGGCGCAGTGTTTCGTGGAGTCGTTCCAGGTCGTCATGGGAAAACAGCCGTAGCAGAGCCTGCCTGAACCTGTCGATGGCCAGCCGCGCGCGCCTTCGGACTGCTCGACGCTCCAGTGCTTCAGCCTGATGAGCTCCTAGCTGCCCGAGGATGATCAAGGCGGTAGGCACCCCGAACAGTAGGCTCGTCACGCTCGACAACAGATTCGTTAAGAAGCCTCGTTCATCCCACCAGCCGTGGGCGTCCCCATAGAGTCCGGCACCCCCGAGAATGACACCTGCTGGTACGAAGGCATAGGTCACCCACTTCACCGACGGTGCCGTGTCCGCCCAGTACGTTCGAACCTTGGATATGCGCCCCATCCATCCCCCAGATCACGAACACGCGGTGGCAGCCGTCCGATGGCCATCATGCACGCCGGGACCATCGCCCCCAGGCCGCCCCGGCTCTGCTCAAACTTCGGCGACACAGATTCGTGTCCGCCAAGGTTCGACGGCAAACGCTCAAGGATCGATGGCACAGGGCAGTGTCGATTGCGTAGGAGGTGTGACCGTCAGCGATAGTTGGCCAGAGGCGGTGGCAAGATCTCTGGCGAACGGCCTGCGCTCAAAGGCAGTTGGCCATTTCACTCAGAGATAATTGGCCACTGCGACCTCGACGCCATGGGCGTCTCAGTCAACCGACACACTCACTCGCCATCGTCCGCGACCGAAGCGTCTTCCTGTCCAGGCTTTTCACTCCCGGGCGGCGTTGCATCAGCTGTTGACACCCGGGGATCCGCAGCGGGCGGTATCGGCAAGCCTGCAAGCCCGGATCCCAGGGATAGCTCCAGCTCTCGGCGCATCTCGTCCAGTGCGCCGTCGGGCGGCTGCACACCAAATGCGAATAGTAATTCCATCAGGATCTTGTGCCTCTCGAACCTCTCTCGTTCATCGATTGCCCAAGCGTCCCCTGCAGCCCATGCCTGCTCGGCATCCCGGAGGGAGGCTTCCAGATCCCCCACGCTTCCGCGGGCCTCGATCCGTTCCTGTATAGAGGCCAGCGCCTGGTCATGGGCAGTAACAGTCCGCTGCAGCAGGGCATGCAACGCCTCGTCGGCTCGGGCGGACGCAAGCTGCGATCGCAGCCCTTCCACCACGCGGCTGCTCGCCCTGGCCAGTTCGAGGGCTTGGACGCGGTCCGCGCTCTCCAGCAGACGTTCAATGCGACGTTGCGCGTAGGCGTGAAGTTCAGCGCCAACCAGCGCGGCCAAGGAGCGAAGGTCAGAACTGTCATGTACAGGTGGTAACCCAGCGGCAGCCCGCAACAGGTCACTGCGAATCAGGAGGGTGGTCTCTGCGATCTGCTCGATGTAAGAGTGGACGCTGGTCGACGCTCCGGCCGGGCTTTGCGGCACGGCGGTAGTTGTGGTGGCGAGGCGGTACATCGATTGAGTGAGCTCGGACTGCAGCTGGTTGAACTCCTCGTCAAATCGGCCAATGTCAATCACCCTGCCAACCTCAACCTCTTGCAGCATCCGCTCCACACCTGACAACCAGGCACGCCCGGCGGAGCGGGCTGTGGCGTTGGCCTCAAGGGCCAGCTCGGTCGACAGCCGCCGCCGATCTTCCTCAAGATGACGCCGCTGCAGCTCGACCGCCATGATGTCCTGCCTGCCCTTGGCTCTCTGCAGAAAGCCGCCTGCCACCGCACCAATGCCTGCGGCCCCCAACGCGGCCCCTAACGCGTAGATCCCCGCAATGTCTGCCATGGCGCGCAGTTTTCCGGCCCGGGAATGACGCGGCAAGTGGGTTGGCCACCGTTGACAGTCCGATCCCGGCCGGCCTCTGGCGCCCAACCGCCGGTGCGCGCGGCCAAGTGTTGCTGCGCGTGGCCAACTATCGCTGGAGGTCACAGGAGGCAGCGTGTTGCGTCCGCCTTAGAATCGAACACATGACCGAGTTGCCCCCGGATCCTGTGCGCCTGCGCGCGATCTTGGCGCACCTCGACAAGCAGATCGTCGACACCGAAACGGTCGGCATCTACCTGCGGCTCCAGCGTGAGGGCGTACTCGACGCGCTCACCCGCGCCGAGGGGCAGCCGCCACCCCAACCGCAGCGCCACGGGATGCCCTCGCATGCGCAGACACGCACCCCGAAGGGGGCGGGCGGCTACCTCGTCGAGCGCAAGGGTGCAGACGAGCAGCAGGCATTCATCCATGCGCGCGACTGCACGATGATCGGTGGGAAGGGGCACTCGATCAGCGGTCATGAGGCGAGGGTCGCTCTCACGGATACCAGCTTTCGTGCCTGCACATGGTGCCGTCCAGACTCCGAGCTCGGCATGGACCTGGACTGAACAGACGAATGCCCCCTCCCGCCCGGAGGCGAGAGGGGGCAGCATCACGTGTCGTCGGTTTCGGTGTCGGGGGCGAGTTGCCGGGTCCGGCGGTCGACGCGGTCGACGGCGTCCCGGAGCGAGGCTCCGCTGTTGGGCTGCATCTCGTGTTCCACCGCGGTGACGCGGCCCTCGATGCGGCCGAGGCGTTCCATCACGCCGGGACGCTCGGGTACGCCGGGCCGACCGGCTCGGCCGTTCCAGTCCTCGACGAGGTCGTCGAGGAGCGCGATGATCCGGCGGAACCCGCGGACTGCCCGCCACGCCAGCGTTGCGATTCCGACGATGGCGACCGCGGCCACGCTCCAGATGACGAGGGTGTCGACGGCGGGCACGCCGGTGCTCTGGCTCACGGTCTGTCCCGGCGGGTGAGCGCGCGCAGCTGGTCGTCAGGGTCGAGGGGTACCTGCAGCCACACGGGCAGCCAGCGCTGCACGGCCGGTACGGACATGACCCGGGCCGCCGCGCCAGCTACGGCGGCGGCCGGGATGAGCCAGGGCAGCGCCTCGGCGACGCCTGGCTCAGCGAGCATCAACGGCAGCGCGGTCGCGACACCTACCGCGAACTGCAGCACGGTGCGCGCCGAGCGCCTGGTCGAGTTCTGCATGATCAGTTCACCACCTTGAATCCGTGCTGACGGCCGAGCCGGGTGAGGCTGTCGCGGCCGAAGTAGCCGTCTGCCGCGCCGCCCGGTTGGCGGCCTCGGTAGCCGAGGCGTTCCTGCCACTCGCTGACCGCGGGCAGGGTGCGGCTGCCGAGGCTGCCGTCGACCCACCGCTTCGCGAGCAGGCCGGCCTTGTAGAGGGCGCGCTCGACGACCAGGCCCGCGGCGCGGTGCGTGGCCGCGCCCTGCGCCAGGCCTGGGTCACGGTGCTGCGCGGCGACGATGTGCGACAGGCGTACGACAGGCAGGCTGCCCGTGGGTACGGGCACCGCGCCGGTCGACGCTTTCGATGCGATGGCGGGGAACAGTTCCTGCCGGAACTGCACGACCCGCTTGTCGCCCGGGCACGAGGTGCCGGACGTCGACCAGTGCCGGTGCAGCCGGTGGTATCCGTACCCGGGGTCGTCGTGCGTGCGGCAGATCCGCAGCGGGATGCCGTGCGTCTGGTGCAGCCACACGCCGAGGTCGCACAGTTCCTGCAGCTGCTCGTCGGTCCACGCGTCGGTGGCCTTGGTGTTGGACGCGGTCTCGACGGACACGGCGCCGCTGCCGTCCGCCCGCCTGTTGGCCTGCGCGTTGGCGTCGGCTCGGGTGGTGGTCGGCAGGTACTGCGCGAGGCTGCCGTCGAAGTCGAGGCCGAAGTGCGATTCGAGGGAGGTCGAGTTCTTCCAGTAGGCGTAGAGGCGCTTCTCGTCCCACGGCGCGACGATGCTGTGAGTGATCAGCTGCGTGGGTTTGATCGTGGACTGCTCGCGCGCCTCGGGCTGCAGCACCATTTTGACCGCTTCGGGGTACCAGGGCATGGGGTCTCCAGACATGACGAAGGCCCCGGCCATCTGGCGCGGGGCGTAGGCGGGCGACGGGGTCAGGCGGGGGTCTGCGCGATGTGGTGCCGGGTGGCGCTCACGTCGATCACGCCGGGCGCTGTGGCCAGGAGTTCCGTCACGACGGCGATGACGTCGGCCTCGGTGATCCGCGAGTCTCCGGGCGCGAACTGGAAGGACACAGTCGGACGCCCTCCCTCTGCGGTTCGGCCCTGTACCTCGATGTACGGCAAGTCCATGCCGGTCTCCTAGGCTGCGGCCTCGTAGCGGCCGGCGTGATAAAAGATGTCGCTGGCCGCGAGGCTGGCGAACGGCGCAGCGGAATCCCAGAACGCGGCAGACGCGGTATTCGGCGTGCTGATTTGCCGAAGCGATCCGTTGGCGTGGTTGGCGGTCGAGACTGCACCGACACCGTGCTGATTGATCGATGCGGATTCATCGCGCCAGATGACGAACTGGGTCTTGTGGCCGGACCACGAGGCGGCCGGTGGTGCGGGCAGACTGAAGTAGTAGTTCCCGTTCGATCCGCCGTCACCGTAGGTGGTGGTGCTGCCCATGGTGATGCGGTGGATGTAGTCGACCGTGCGACCGACTTTCAGGAACCTCGCGACGATGCTCCCGTTGACGATGGCCGGCGCCGTGCCGGTCTCGGCACCCCACACGAACGTGCCGCTGTAGTCCGTCCATCCGCCGAAGAAACTGTTCAGCTGATCCCTGATCTCCTGGTTGAGGAGAGCGGCGGTCACCACCTCGCCAACTACCCAGGTCCGTGGAGTCGTCGTCAACGGGTCACCTCCCTGACGGGCTCGGGTACCGGCACCCCTGCCGGTGCATCCGGTGCGTCCGAGGGCGGGACGCCCCACGGGTCCGGGTCGCTGGGATGCCACCAGTTCCGCAGGTGCGGCAACTGCTCGGCGAGGGAGGCTTCCACCGCGGCCGGATCCTCGGGGAAGACCAGCCGCAGCCAGCCGTATCCGCACTCGGTGCACGCGAACCGGGGATCGGCGGGGGTCACGACCTGGGCTGAACCGCACGGGCAGTCGGAGATCCACCTGTTGTGGTTGATCCGCGCGTACGCCGGGTGCCCGATGACGAACCCGTCCGGCGGGGTGAGGCGGCGGTGCTGCCGCAACTCGACCCAGCGGAAGACGCGTTCAGCGGGAGGCACCAGGGCCCAGACGTCCGGTGGCTGGTCAGGCGGCGGGAGGTAATAGCCCTCGGCCCGCTCGACGGGGAACCGCATGCGCACCTCCTAGTAGGCGAGTCGGGTGGTGGAGTCGAGGACGGAGTGCACCGAGTCGTCGAGGATCCATACGTTGTCGGTGTCGGCCCGACTGGTGTGAAAGTCGATCTTGTGGCTGCCCAGGGCGATCGTCTCGGAGTAGCCCTCGACGATCGCTGTTGCGGTCGAGGCCGGCGCCTCGGTGGGCAGCGCGGTCAGGCCCAGGACCGTGGACACATCGGCGGCCAGCAGCGCGCGGTAGGTGGCGAGCGGCATACTGAACGCCTCGATCGGTACCTGTCGGATCTCGGACGGCGGATCGGAGTACCGGGACACGAGCCAGTTCGCTGCATCGGCCGCGGAGTTGTCCGAGTTCTTCAGCAGCTCCAGGTTCCTGGGCTTGGGGCCGTAGGTGGCGATTGAGGCTGCGTTGATGACGCGCTGGGTGGCGCCGCCGAGACGCGACGCGGTGACGTCGTTGACCGTTTTCTGGTCGTCGTCGGCGTACTTCACACCGTCGGTCTCCAGGTCCGCGTAGGCCAGCGACAGGGCGGCCGTCGGGTTGTAGCGCAGGCTGCGGCTCTGGAAGATCAGCGCGGAATTAGAGCGGGACGCGAGCAGTTTGCCCGCCTCGGTGGTCTCCACCTCCCGCATGTGCTCCAGGGCCGACTTGCCCAGGGCCTCCTGCGAGGCCATGGCGTCGAACACGCTGCCCTGGCTGGTGACGGTCAGTCCGACGTAGGAGGCGAGGCGGGACATGCGCGCGGCCGCGGACTCCCCGACGTGTTCCGTGACGCCGGTGGTGTAGTGCGAGTTCAGTTCGGCGGTGGTGACCGACCGAACGTAGATCGCCATGTGAGCGATGGTCCCGGACCACAGGCGCTGGCCGCCGAACCCTCCCACGGTCAGGGTCCGGAAGTCGCTCGTCGACGTGGTGACCGCGCCGTACAGGGTGCCGTCGATGGTGAGCTCGTCGTCGAACTCGTTGAACAGCAGATAGTGCAGATTCCCGTCGGCAAGGTTCGGCGTCGCGGCGACGAACGACTGCAGCGGGGATCCGTCCTGCGCGTACTCGATCTTGACCTTTCCGGTGCCGGACTCCAGAGAGAAGATCAGCCGCATGGCGTTGTCTGCCGAGGCCAGGGCGAACAGCACGCGGCCGCTGGTGCTGGTGGAGAACCACACCTCCGACCTCGTGCGGAAAAACACGTTGGCGTCGGTGAAGTTGGGGCCGAGATCCGCGCTGAGGTACTTGCCCGCGCTCGATGACGCAGGCGTAAACAGCGGGTGGTTCAGACCGCCGGACGGGCCAGGGACGGAGCCGAAGGCGAGCGTGCCGCCCGCGCTGGCCTGGACGATGGAGAGACTCGCGACCCCTGCCGTGCCGGACACGTCGCCGGCGCTGGCGCTGCCGTCCGGCTCGGACAGGGGGAAGTACACCATCGGCCGGTCGAGCAGCACTTCCTGCACGAGCATCGGCTGCAGTTCCTTGGCGATGTCTGCCCAGTTGAAGACGTCGGTGCAGGTGATGACTGCTTTCGCCTGCAGGCCCTTCCATTCGACGGGCCACTCGTTGACCGTGCCGAAGTAGCGGGGGTGCACGCGCGCACCGAGGTAGTCGTACTCCGCGAAGTCGGTGGTGCCGCTGTCGCGGCTGGCGTACATCTGCACCCGCACCTGGTCGGTGCCCACCCAGGCCGGCGAGGCGACCGTGCGCCGCACCGTCCAGGTGTGGCCGTCCGACGAGGTTTCAAAGAACACGCTGCCGGACGCTTCACGTACCCGCAGCCACAGGTGATCGGCCGCGCTGTAGGTGAGGTTCAGCTGCCCGGCGTCAAAAAAGGTCACGTCGCTCTTGCAGGACAGGAAACCGGTCGTGGCGTTGTACTCGAAACCGATACGGGTCCCGAACGTGCCGGAGTTGACCATGAAAGATGTGCGGGCATTGGTGCCGCCGGCGGGCACCCTGGCCAGCCGCACGGTCACGTTGCTGCCCCACAGCCGGTACGACGCTGCCGACAGAAAACCGGAGTCGATACCCGCCACGGCGTTGATGCGGGCCCGCCCTTCCGTCTCGCTGACCTGGCCGAAGTTCCCAGGCCATACCGAGGTGTCGATGCGGCCGTCGTCGAAAGCGTCGCTGAACTGCTCCAGCGCGTAGGGCACCGAACCGCTCGGCGAATCCATCGTGACGACCGCGATGCGGACCGGCACCTTCTTGCGGACGTTCGGCCAGTACGGCGACGCCATGCGGCCCGACGTGAATCGGCCGTCATTGTGCAGCGTCAGCGAGGCCGTTCCGGTCTCGGTCTGCGCCAGCTCGTTGGCCGCGCCGCGCGTGATGCCGATCGCGCCGCCGACGAGTTCGACGTACCGGCTGATGTCCGTCCACACCGGCAGCGCCGACGTCAGGGTGTAGCCGAAGGCGATCTCAATGATGGGACGCGTCACCCATGCCTCCTCTCAGGTCAGCCGAGGCCGAGCTCTCCGCCGCCGTTGGTGCGCTTCAGCTCCAGCAGTGCCTCACGCACCGCGCGCCCTACGCCGAGCTTGTCGACGACCGCGCCGTCCACGTGAATGTGGATGACGGTTCCCCCGCCGCCGCGCCCGACGATGCCGGGCCGTCCCACGACAGGCCGCGTTCCGCCGACGCGTCCGGTCATGCGCGCCGCCACGGTGTCCATGGCGGCCTCGACGTAGGGGATGCCCTTCAGGACACCGACGCCGATACCGCGGGCGGTGTTCACGCCGTCCGGCTCCATCTCGACTGCGGGCGAGTTGATGCCGAGCGCGTTCCGCAGCGCCTGCTGCATGTGTTTGGCGATCTTGACCATCGTCTTCTCGATGGCGGCCTTCTCGGATTCGAGCCCCTTCAGGAAGCCTTTCGTCGAGTTCTTGCCGCTGTCGTACAAGGCGTCGGCGCCCGCGCGGCCGAGCTTCTCGGCCTGAGAATTGATGGCGTACTGCGTGCTGTTGATCTGGCCGAACGTCGCCTTGTCCGCCCCGGCCAAGGCGCTGGCGTAGGCGTAGCCCTGCTCCGGCCCCATCTCCAGGATTTCCCTCAACATCGTTTTGTTGAGGCCCCTCTTGGCGAGCTGCGAGATGTAGGAGGAGAACCGCTTCATCTTCTCCAGGCGAGACGCGAGCTGGCCCTTGATGCCGCCCGCGGTGACTTCCTCCTCGCCTCCGAACATCCCGCCCAGCGACGCGTCGCCCTTCGCCTTCACGCGCGTCGACTCGGCGAAATCCTTGGCCCGCTTGATCGTCGCGGCGAGGGCGTCACGCTTGCCCGCCAACATCAACTGGGTGCTTGTCTGCCGGTTCAGCCAGTCGACGGTGCGGTTATCCTTCGTCCCGCTGAAGGCCGACCAGATGTCCTTGGCCAGGTCCTTGCTCGTGGCCTTGATCTTGTCCTTCGACCCGGTCATGCCGATGATCAAGCCCTTGCCGAGGTCCGCCATCAGGGCTTTCGCCTTCTTGGACGGAGAGGCAATCTCCAGCTCGCCGCGGATGCCGAGAGTCACCATGGACGCCAGATTCCGGGCTGCGACCTCGACGTCGCCGGAGGAATCCGCCATGCCCTTGGCGAGGCCCTTGGCCACATTCGCGCCGGCGCCGCCCGCACCCCCGCCGAAAGCGGTGGTACCGAGAGTGTCGGCGTTGATGGCCTCAACAAGGCTCCGGTACTTGGCAGTCGAACGGGCATTGATCATGAACTCGCCGTTCGAGGCCATGATCGGGATGCTGTCCGAGGTGCCCGTACCCGGGCCGCTGATCGGTCCGCCGCCCGGAAAGCCGATCGGGCCACCGGTCGCCATACGACCCGCGGACTGCGCCGCGATCGACTTGCCCTTGTACTGGTACCACGTGGTGATGGTGACGCTCTTGTCACGAAGCAGGCTGAGATTCCACCGGACGGTGGCGATCTTCCCGCTGGCCCGGTCCAGGGCGGCGACCGTGACCGCACGCTTCTGCTTGAGTCCGTCGACCTTGCTCTGTGCCTTGGTGATGGCGTCGTCGAGGCGGCCCTTGTCCGCGCCAACGGCGGTCTTCCGCTTCTGCTTCAGGCCGTCGACCTTGACCTGAGCTGCTTTGATCCTGTCGTCGAGGTTGGTGATGTCACCCTTCAGACGGATGACCGTGGGCATCCGGTCGATCTCGCGCCCGTAGGCGTCGACCTTCCCGATCGCCTCGTCGAAGTACGCGCCCGTGTCGTCCTTGAACCCGCGCGCGGCTTCCGCCGCCGCCTTCAGCTTCGGGCCGATCCCGGGCAGCGAACCGAACATGCCGGCCGCAGCCTCGATGACGCCCTGCATGCCGGCGATGGCTGCCTCGGAGAAGTACTTGAAGCCGTACAGCATCACCCTGGTCTGGCCGATGACGACCTGGCCCACGACGGCCATGGCCGAGCTGGCGATCTCGCGGAAGCGCTGCGAGCGCTGCCACGCCGTGACGAAAGCGCCGGCCAGCAGCAGCACCGCGCCGACTCCGAGGGCCGCCGGTGTGAGGCTCATCAGGGACACGGCCGCGCCGATACCGAGTGCCGCGAGCTTGATGCCGAGCAGGCCGCCCGCGATCATCGCGAGGACGTCGGGCGGCAGCCAGCGGATGAACTTCGCCGCCCCCTCTGCCGCATCGATCGCCACACCGGCGACCGGACGCAGCGCCTCATACAGGTCGAGGGCCGCCAGCGCGAGGTTCCCCAGGGAGTCGCTGCCCGTGGACGCGATGTCCATGAACCGCTGGAAGCCGTCCGAGTCCTCCAGGCCCTGGCCCCACTTGGCGAACGCCTCGCTCCCCTTCTCCAGCCCACCGGTGAACTTGTCGGAGGTGGGCAGGAACGCCGAGATGATCCCGCCGATACCGACGAACACGTTGCGCCCGGTGTTGAGCAGGTCGGGGAGGGTCTTCTTGGCCGCCCCGTCGAGGCGGCTGACGAAGCTCTTGAGGCCGTCGCCGTCGAGGTCGTCCATGAACTCGGTCAGCGCGTAGCCCGTGGTCTTCACCAGCGGCGACAGGTAGGGCAGGGCCTTGCGCGCCATCTCGATGCCCTTGGTGAACACCGGCATCGTGTCGTCGGACAGCGAGTCGGACCACTTCGCGTAGTCGTCCTTGAGCCCGATGAACGCCGTCGCCGTGTCCCGGGTGGCGGGCGGCAGTTTGTCGAGGGCGTCCTTGTAGGCCTTGGACGCGGCGGCCGCTTTCTCGCCGCCCTCGGCCTGCGCCTCCTGCGCCTTGGTGTAGAGGTCGCTGGCCTTGGTGACCTCGGCCAGCTGCGGCTGCACCGCGGCCTTGAAGGCGACTGCGCCAGCGCCGGCGGAGGCGAACCCGGCGACCATCATGCCGGTGCCCGCCAGCACGGCGGCGCCCATCGGTGCGGCGCCCACCGCGCCCAGCTTCAGCAGCTTGCGGGCTAGCTGGTCGGACCCCTCACCCGCGTGGTCGAAGACACGGGTGAGGTTGTCGCGGCCGTCGAGGACGAACTGCATGTGCTGGCTAACCATCGCGCGCCGCCTCCTCTTGTCGCCGCTGGTAGTCCTCGATCCAGTCGGCGTAGCGTTCGAACTGCGCGAGGGTCAGCCGCTCGATGTCCCACGGCCCCATGCTCAGGAGGTGTGCGAACAGCGGCTCAAGCGTCAGCCGTCGGTGGGCGATGCTGCGGCGGCCGAGTCTTTTGGGACCGACTCCGGGTCCTCGGCGTCCGGCGTCTCCTCGACGTCGAGGACGGCATCGGCCTCGCCGAAGTCGGCGAGGATCGCCGCGCGCTCGTCCTCGGTCAGGTCGGGGTCGGCCTCGATGTTGGCGCGGATCGCCGCCCGCTCGGCCGGGCTGTACGCGAAGTCCAGCTCGGCGGCCGCGGGCTGGAACTGGCCGTAGCGCAGGGTGGGCTGCGCCCTCTTGAGCAGCACCCAGGCGACCGCGCGAAGGGCGAGCATCGAGCCCTTCACGATCTTCGCCCGGGCGGCCGCCCAGTCGAGATCGGTGACGCGCTCAACCTCCTCCGCCTCGACGGCCATGATGCGGATCTCCTTGAGATCCCAGCGGTGGGTGTCGCCGCCCTCGGGCGAGTAGACGATGATCACGGGTTGTGCTCCTTCAGCTCAGGCGACGCTGCACGTCGTCGAGGACACGGGCCACCTCGCGCGCCATCCGCGGCTGGTGGTTTCTGATCGGGCGGTCCCACCACAGAGGGGTGGCGTTCTGCTGCCCCCAGCGCCGCTTGTTGCCGAACGTGGGGTGTCGCAAGCGGCCTTCGTTGAGGCGGGCGAGGACGCCGTTGGTGATGTCCGGTGGCAGGGCGCTGCGGTCGACCCACACCCGTGCGCCGGGGTTGCCGGTGGTACGCACCGAGATGCGGATGGCGCGGGCGATGGATGCCCGCAGCGGGCGGGTGGTCGGGCTCGCGCCGCCGCGCTTGCCCGCCTTGCGGCCGGCCGAGGTGATGGTCAGGTAGCGGATGGAGTTCTGCAGGTCGGATCGCAGCGGCTCGCCCGCCCGCCGGATCCGGCGCTGCATCGAGGAGCGGATGTTCTCGTGACCGGCCCGCCGCAGCTTGCGCTGCAGGTCGAGGAGCTGGCCGGTACCCGAGATGCTGACCTGCACCGGGTCACCTCACAGCGTGACGTCGGTCGACATGTACTCGATGGCCACGGGGTTCGTGCCGTCGTCGAGGCCCTCGAAGTTGTAGGTCGGCTTGACGATGTCGTAGCCGTCGACGACCGGCGGCCCGTCGTTGATCTTGAAGGCGGGGATCTTGAACCTGATCGTCTCAACGAAGGCGCCGGAGATCTGCGGGCCGAGGAACTCCCACACCAGCGAGCTCGCCGCGTCGCTGGTGTGCTGGTCGTCGAGCTGCGTGTCGACGTAGTCCGTCTCGTACGATCCGGTGATCTTGACCAGGGCGTTCGAGATCGGCTCTGCCTTCAGCCCGCTCGCGCCGGCGTAGTACCGCTCCGTGGCCTGCCCGCGCTCGAACTTCAGGCTGACCTTGCGGATCCCGTCGCGGGCCGTCTCGGTCCCGTAGCTGCCGAGCTTCACGCCCATCTGCGAGAAGTTGAACGGCGACATGTTGGAGTACGAGGCGACCGCGAGCGTCTGCGTCTCGTCGCAGTTCTTCGCGTCGATCTCCAGGCTGAGGGTGAGCATCCCTCCGACCTCGCACGAGAACTCCGCGCTGAGGATCTTGCAACCCACGAACGTCTTGTCGGTCACGGCCCCGGTCGTGAGGGGCACGCCCTTCTGGATGGTCAGGCTCTTGCCGAACACGTCCGCGAGGAGGTGGGTCTGCAGGTACGCGGGGGTGGCGCCCTGCTGCACGGGGGTGACCGTCGTACCCATGAGGGCCTGGAGGATCGCCCCCATGCCCTTGTTGACGACCTCTATGTCGACGTTGCCGCCGCCCGACCGCTGGGTCACGACACGGCGTGCGGACCGGGCGAGCAGCCGGTTGGCCGCGATGCCCTGGCTCTGGGCCGTGACCTTCTTCAGCTGCAGCGATTCCTTGGTGAACTCAAGGTGCTTGGACGGGGCGACGAACGTTCCATACGCGCTCTCCGCCGCGATGCTCAGCTGGGAGCCGAGCCCGGATCCGATGGCCATAATCAGTCGTCCTCCTTCGAGGTCTGCGCGGCCGCGCCGCGGCGGGCACTCCTGGCGGCCGGGGCCGCGGTCTCCTGCGGGGCGGTGGGCACCGCCCGTTCCTGGGCGGGCGGGGCCGCGTCCTGCTGCGGCTGCTTGTCGGCGTCGGGGTGGACGAAACCGGGGGGTTCCTCGACGCCCTCCCACAGGGAGGGCTGGCAGATGTAGCCCCAGTACCGCTCGTCGGGAACCGTGACCAGCTGGTCCGGCTCGATCTCGCGGCCGCCGAGCTCGGGCACGGTGACCGACTCGGGACCGATGAAGCGCACGCGCGCCATGGCTGTACTCCTCGCTGGGTGGGTGGGTCAGATCAGCGCTTGGCAGGTGACCGAGAAAGCCAGCCCGCAGGTGGCGCCGTTGCTGTTCTGCTCCTGCAGCAGGTCACCCGCGGTCAGGTGGGCCCACAGCACGGTGCCGTTCAGCGTCGGCGCCTCGGGCGCCGCGTCGGTGGCGCGCAGCGCGGTGGCCACCAGGCCGAGGATCTCGAACGCCCGGGCGCGCCTGGCCTGCATGTCGGTGTCACCGGACTTGGTCTCGATGTAGCCCTGGACCTCGAACACCTCTTTGCGGCGGCGGGCGCCGGCGTACGCGAAGTCCTGTTGGATGTTGACCGAGGCCTCGCCGCTGGGCTGCCAGCCGACGAACAGACAGTCGTCGGGGGTGTCGTTGAGGGTCGGGCCGTCGAACACCGCGAGCGTGTTGGGGTCGATCCCGGTACGCAGGATGACGAGCAGCTGGTCGAGGGCATCGGGCACGGCCGATGTCTGGATGCTCACGCGAATCCCTCCGGCTCGGCGTCGGCCTGCAGCAGCTGCAGCGCACGGTTGGGGATGGCGTAGCCCAGGCCCGGGATCGGCTCGGTCACCAGGTAGTCCTCGCCGCCGCCGGTGGTGGTGCGGGATCCGCCGCGCCGGGTGCGCCACAGGTGCTGCAGGATCAGCTCGCCCGCGCGGCTGATGTTGCGCGAGACGACCACCCGCCCCGCGGTGTACGTGAGCCGGTAGGCCCCGGGCGGGAAGCCGAGGCCGTCGCTGCGGTGCACGACCCCGGTCACGGGGTCCGGCACCAGGACGCCGGCGTCGACGTCCTGCTGAACGGAGGTGACCGGCTCGATCGCCGTCACGGCGATGACCGGCGTCTCGGGCACCAGGAGCAGGGGCCCGCCGCCCTGGCAGACGGAGGTGACCGTGCGGCGCACGACGGCGCCGACGAAGAACTCGACGGCGCGCGTCGCGGACGCTGCCTCGTCGCGTAGCTCGTCGTCCTCCCGCGTGACGTCCAGCGGAATGCCCACCTGCCGCTTGGCGTCCCGCAGGGAGAACATCGTGAGCGGCTGGGCGGGGCGGACGTCGAGGGCGTCGGTGTACGCGTCGGACGGTGTGGTGAACGTCCACCGCAGTTGGTGCAGTCCGGCCATCGTGGGCAGCCAGTCGACGACGTACTCTCCGGCGCTGCCCGGTGCGGGCACCGCCGGCGCCGCGGTCGTGCCGTCGGGCTGCGTGATGGTGAGGACGGCCGCGGACGCGGTGGTGAGCGTGCCGCCCGCATCCCGGCACTGCGCGGTCAGGCGGACGGTCTTGCCGAGATCGAACGGCACGGCTCAACCCCCTTTACGTCTGCGGCGGGGCGAACCGCGCGAGCTGCTCGTCACGCGCGTTGAGGATTCCGGCGCGCGGTGTCGGTGCGCCCGCCTCGGCGTCGAGGACGCGACGCACCTCGTCGACGTCGCCGCACGCGTCGAGGTAGGCGAGGACCTGCTTCACGTTGTGCTCGTGCGGCACGAACACCGGCAGCTCCGGCTCGCGCGGCCCGCCCGGGTCGGCGACGAGGAGCGTGTCCCTCTCCAGCGCCTGGCGCAGCTCGCGCGCCCGCACCGCGGCCTGGGCCGCGCGCACGTCCTGGCCCTCGTCGACGTACTCCGCGGACTTGGCTTCCAGGTCCTCGGCCTTGGCCTCGATCTCGCCGCGTACGCGGTCGAGCTCCTCGCGTACGGCGTCCGCCCGCTCGGTGCGTCCGTTGCGGTCCTCGCGCGCGAACTCCGCCTGATAGCCAGCCAGTTCGGCCAGCAGGTCGTGTGACACGTCTGTGCTCCTGTCGGGGTGCAGGACGGCACCGGTACGCCCTGCAGGGAGTACCGGCGCCGCGGGTGGAGGGGTGATCAGAAACCGGCGGTCGGGATCATGCCGGTGCCGCTCACGACCGAGATCGCCTTGGGCAGCCGGTCGGGCATGAACGCCAGGTAGTTGTAGAGCTGGAACCGAACCTGCAGCGTCCCGGAGAGAACCTCCTGCAGGACGCGGGTACGCATGGCGCCCTCCCACAGGTACAGGTCCGAGGTGCGCGCGGTGACGATGCGCGTCTCGTTCGTGGCGCCGCCGAGGTTGCTCGGGATGTTCCCGTCGAGCAGCACCGGCGTACCCACGGTGAGACGGCCCACCGGACCTTCCGCGATCTCGCCGGTCTGCAGGGCGAGCGGGTTGAACGGCCCGTTCTGCTCGGGCAGGATCAGCGGCCGCTGGTTCGGGTCGAGCTGTGCGCACGCCCAGTACCAGATGGACGGCGTCACGAACGTCGCCAGCGCCGGCATCTTGCGGTTGGTGTAGACCTGGCTGACCGACTGGATCCACGGCACGTGCAGCTCGGGCAGCGTCGGCGTGGCATCGGTGTACGTGATGGCGTTGATGCCGGGCGCGTTGAGGACACCGGTCACCTGGCCTGCCGCGCCGCTGCCGGACCACAGCTGCGTGTCGACGCGCTGGTTGTAGTCGGCGACCAGGTCGGCGAACACGATCTCGTCGAAGGTGATCGGCGACTGGTCGAGCAGCTGCATGGCCACGTCCTGCTGACCGGCGATCGTGCGTACCGGCGCGGTCACGAACGAGTCCGTCATGTCCGTGGAGGTGACCGCCGCGCCGTCCGCGGTCTGCACGCCGGTCGCCGTACCGGTGGCGATCTTCGGCAGGTTCACCGAGTCGGTGCCCGCGGGCAGCGGCATGTTGCGCACCGCGTTGGCGAACGGCCGCCCGTAGCGGGGCAGATCGATGTACTCATCGATGAGCCACAGCGGCGGAACGAAGTAACCGCCCTGCCCGTCCGTACGGTTCGGGTTGACGCGCTTCTCGAACACCGACTCGCGCTGACGCTCGGACACGCCGTTGATGGTGCGCAGCTCGCGCTGCGCGGCCTCCTCGCGCCTGCGCTCACGGGCGGGCAGCTCGACGCGCAGCTCGGTCTCGTGGCGCTGCAGACGGGCCAGGGCGGCGCCGTCGTTGCGCAGCTGGCTGTTGGCCAGGTCCATGAAGTAGGAGTGGCCGTTGCCGCGCTGGTAGGTCATCGGCTCGCTGGTGACCCGGGCCCCGGTGGGCTGCGGGCCCTCCTGCCCGAACTGGGCGCGCAGCTCAGCCGCCCGGGCGTCGCGCGCCTCGGCCTCCTCGATCTCGGTGATGCGGCCCTGAAGAGATTCGATCTCCTCGTCCTTGGCCTTCACCGCAGAGCGGGCCTCGTTGAACTGGCCCGTCTCCGTCTCGTTGAGGCCGCGGTTCTCCTTGGTGGGCGTCTCGATGACGGCATCGAGTGCGGTCTTCAGCGCGGCCCGCTCTTCGAGCGCGGCCTGCATCTGCTTGCGCAGAAATGCGAGCATGGCTCGCTCCTCTCTGGTGGTGCGATGGGTGGGTCGCGCCTGCGTTCCGGTCGGGTGGTGGCCCAGGTGGTGGCGCGTCAAAGCGCGCTCCGGCGTGGACTCCGGCGCGTCAGGTGGTGCAGGCAGCGGGTGGGGCTACAGGGCCAGTGCGGCGGCCTGTGCCAGGTACAGGGGCATGCCCGAGTCGTCGGGCTGCGGGTCCTCGAAGCGGCGCGCCAGGCGCTCGTACAGCGCGCGGGCGTCCTGCTCGTCGAGGCGGTCGAAGTCGGCCGAGCGCATCGCGGGCGCGACCGAGGTGGCGGGGTTCGCGCCGAAGTTCACGACGGACACGTCGCCGCGGTGGAGGTCGACTTCGAGGATGTCGCGCTGGTCGTAGTCCGGTGACCACATCTGCCGCGTCACGCGGAACGCGAACGACATCTCGTCGACCGCGCCGTCCTCGATCGCGGTCACCATGTCGCTCACGTCGTTCCGCGAGACGTTGACGTCGGATCCCATGGCCAGGCCGGTGGTGTCCTCAGACAGACGTAGGGAGCCAGCCTTGGTGTAGGCCATGGCCAGGCCGCTGTGATTGAGCAGCAGCTGCACCTGCGGGCTCTCGGCGAGCGTCTTGCCGAACGCGCCGGTGCGGACCACCTCGTCGTAGGGGCCGAGCCAGTCCCACATCTGGAACGGTGTCTCGGTGACCGAGGCGTAGCCCTCGATCGTTCGGGTGTTGCTCGTGCCCTTCTTCGCCCGTACTTCCAGCTGGACGGGGAAGGCACGGCGCACAATGCCGGTGACCTTGGTCCTCTGGCTCTTGTCGCTCATTCCTTGTCGTCCTTCTCTTCCGGTCCGGGCTTGCCGGTCTCGATCGGCTTGTCACCCCACGGCACGGGCAGCCAGTCCTCGTCATCGCGCACCTCGTTGACCACACGGAACTGATTGCGCAGCGCGATGGCGTGCGCCCGGTAGCGGGTGAGCAGGTCGGTGCGGACCAGCGCGGCGCGGTTGAAGCGGGCCCGCCGCTCGGGCGGCAGCAGAGACGACAGGGCGCGCTCGAAGCGCACGAGCCACGGGTCCGCCGCGTAGGTAAGGAAGTCCAGCGAGCGCTGCTCGATGTTGCTGTACGTCAGCGATCCGCCCGTCTCGTACCCGAAGATCTCGGCGTAGCCGGGGCCGAAGATGCGGCAGCACTCCGCCGCGGTGTACCCATGGGTCTCCAGGAACTGGCTCTCGTTGGGCTTGATCTGGACCGCTGAGAACTTCCAGTCGCCGCCGAGAACCACCGGTTCCCGGCGTCCGCGGATGGCTGCCATGAACCGCTGCTTGGCCGTCTGCGCCTGCGTCTGGTTGAGGCTCTTGCTCGTCGTCAGGATGCCCGTGGGGTGAGCGCCCTCCTCGAACCACTGGGCACCGAACCGCATCGCAGCGATACCGGTGGCGATGGTCGTGGCGTGCAGGGCGATCGGCGACATGCCCAGCAGACGGCCGGGTACCGGGTGCACGCGGCGGTGCCACATCTGCGACTGGTCGGTGAGCGTCTGCCCGTTGACGCTCCACTTCGCGTGGCCGTCCTCCTGGCTGAGACGGACCTCGTCGGGGTGCTGCAGCACGATCTGCGTGGGCGTCCCGCGCAGCCGGTCGCGGTCCGCGGCCAGGCCGTAGTCATTGCCGCGCAGCATGGCCGAGTAGATGTACTGGTACGTCCAGTCGGGCAGGCCGTGCCCGTCGCCGCCGAGGTCGGCGAGCCAGGGCGGCAGCGGGTACTTGCCGCCGTTGTTGTCGATCAGCCCGATGGGCATGCACTCGGCGATCGTCGCGGTCAGGTTCACGCACGCCCACACCGCGACCTTCTGCAGGCTCGACTCAGTACGGGAAAGGTCCACCCGCGCGTAGCTGCTGCCCTCGGCGTTGGTGGGGATCGGCGGGTTGGGGAAGGCGAACCCCCGCCGCTCGGCGGGCGCTGTGCCCAGCAGGAAGCTCACGTATCCCCCTCGTCCCTCGTACGGCGCGTGATGCGGCTGGCGACGACGTCCGCCAGGACCAGGCCCCCCGCGGTCATGAACCCTGCAGGCGACCAGGCCAGCCATGCCCCGTACGAGGCCAGGCCTGCCCCGGCCACTCCGGGCGCGGCCTTGACCAGCCAGCCGAGCCAGCGCACCGCAGTGCCGGCGGCGCCGGCCGCGGCGAGCTGCAGGCGGCGGGCACGTTCCTTGCGCATCAACGCACCCCCTCTCACCAGATGTCATCCATCGGATCCGTGTCTTCCTCGACCTCTGCGTCGAGGCCCCATGCGGCTTCCGTCACGGCGACGAGCGGGCTGATGTCAACGCCGTCGATCTTGCGGGCCCACGCCCACGCGTCGCCGAGCTCGCGTTTCTGCGCGCCGGCGAGCGCGGTCGCAAGCGGCGCCTGGCCCAGGTGCACGTAGCCGCCAGCCTTGACCTCGTCGTAGAAGGCGCCGCAGGCCTGCGCCATCTGCCGGGCGGTGATGGTGACGACGGTCAGCCCCTCGTCCCGCAGCGGCTTGATGAGGGAGCCGGCCGGACCCACCGGGTCGATCACCCAGCAGCGCGGCCTCCATTTCTCGTTGAGCTCCGCGGCGCGCTCGACGGTCCACTCACTCCCGGGCCGGTTCTCCACCACCTCCAGGTGGACGGCGTCCCCCGCCTCGACAGCTACGGAGATCGAGGTGTGCGACCGCTCGGGCGTCATGTCGACCCCGAATGCCTTGACCCCGTCGGGACGGCTGCGCGGGTCGGTGAGCGCATCCCAGACGTCCTTGGGGATGACGGACCAGGTGTCGTCAGAGACGGCCGGGTAGTCGCCCGAGCCGAGCCGCTCGCGGTCGAAGATGTCCGCGCGCATCGAGCGGATCTCCTGCCGGACGTACGCGGGGCGGATGCGGATTCCGAGAGCCGGGTTGGCCCGGGCCCACGACTGCTCGTCGTCGCGGTCGTCGTGCTCGGTGCAGACGATCCGCTCCTGGACGTCGCGCTCGCACTCCTTGATGTGGGGGTCGACGGAGTGCTCGATGTACGTGAGCGATTCGTCGGGCCGGTCTCCCTCGGCGAGCGCCCGGGCCCGCAGCAGGGCCAGCTGCTCGCTCTCGGCCCCCAGGCCGGCGCTGCCGGTGTAGACCAACTGCGGGTTGGGGCGGGCGGACAGGACGGGCATCAGGACGCCGATGGGTCCGGCCCGCAGCTTCATCGCCTCATCCATGATGACCAGGTCGCCGGAGAACCCTCGGCCGCTGTCGCCGCCGCGGGCCATGAAGCGGATCCGGGCACCACTGAAGAACTCGAAGCCCTCCTCGCCGTGGGTACGGCAGACCTTGCGTACGCGGCGGCTCAGCGAGGACGCGCCCTCGAAGATGTTGTCCAGGCGCAGGAAGGACTCCAGCGCGGTGTTGAACTGGTGCGCGGTGTGGATGACGAGCTTCCCGCCGAACAGGATGACCTCGCCGAGCTGCCTGGCTTCGAGGAACCCGCCCTTGCCGTTCTGGCGGGCGACGTTGAGGACGACGTCGAGGGAGGCCCAGAGTCCCTCGTCGTCCTCGGCGAGGGAGTGGTGCAGGGCGAGCTGCTGCCAGATGTCGAGGTCGAGGTGTGCTTCCTCGGCGAGCTCGATGCACTCCTGCCCGGCGGGTGAGCGGAAGTCCAGGGCGACTTGGTCCTCGGTGCCGTCCCAGCGGCCGGTGCCGATGCGCCGGTACCAGGGCACGGACAGGATCCGCGGCGTCTGGGAGCCGATCAGCGGCGTGTCACGGGGCGGCCTTGGGGGCGCGTCTGCGGTTACGACGCTGGGAGAGCTGGTCAATGCGGTCCCCCAGTTCCTTCGGCGGGGCGATCCCGCGTACGACTGCCATGGCCTGGCGCAGTTCCCGGGCGGCTGCCGCGGCGTCCTTGGGGCTGGGGGCGCAGTCCAGTTCGGTGGCGAGGCGGATCGCGGCTGCGGCTATGGCGTTGTCGGCGGGATCGACGCCGAGCTCGGCGAGGTCCTTCGCGGTAGCCTTAGCGATGAGGCCTTTGCGTAGGCGCCGCTTCGGTGGCTCGTCCACGACCGACCTCCATCCGAACCGAACCGTGACACACCGTCACACTCGCCCCATTGCGGACGAGTGCGGCGAGGACGGTTACGGAGAGTCGCTAATCTGCTGGCCTGCGGTTCGGAGCATCTGGGACCATCGCCGCGGGGGGAGAAGCGGGCGAGAAGTGCTTTTGGGTCGCCCGCTCGCCTCCTCAAGGAACCGGCGGATCAGGGCCGATCGACCCCGCTCAACGGCCGATGATCTCCACGGAGCGTGACAGCGCACGAGGCCGTCGAGGGTCACCACTCGCGCGAGGTCTGAGGGGTGACGGGGCGTGATCCGCCGCCGCGGTGGTGGTTGTACCAGCGGGTGGCCACGGCCTCCAGCTCGGTGGAGCGCATGTCCGCGATGCGCTGCATGACGACGTCACGCCCCGGGTCGACGACGACGACCTTCGCCCCGAGGCGCTTGTACCTCGCCTTGGCCTTGGCCTGCGGCATGGTGTGGATCAGGTAGACGTCCGTGTCGTCGAGGTGCTGGCAGGCTTCCTCGATCGCCGCGTACCTGGCACGCAGTGCGACCTTGACCGCGATCCGCTGCTGGTTCCAGCTCGGCGCGCCCGGGCCGGTGAGCGCCTGGGTGATGCGGTCGAGGTCGATGACGATGTCGGTGGGCTTGGCGTGCGCGTCGATCCAGCTGCTCTTGCCCGCGGCCGGCGGGCCGGTGATGACGTAGAGCACTGGTCAGCCTCCTGTCTGGGGGCCCTGGACGGGTACGAGGACGTAGCGCGCCTCGACCTCGGAGGGGCGCTTGAGTGCCGACCGGCAGCCACAGCAGACCTCCTCGTCGGTGCCCGTGTTGAGGTGGCCGCAGTGGTGCAGCCACGCTCGCTTCAGCAGCGTCGGGGCGGGCGGCGGAGGTGGCGGGGCGGCCACGATCACCACCTCCGTGACGTGACTACGGGCCGCCGCGCGGCGTCGGTGCGGTTGCCGCGGCTGGAGTTGCACTTGCGGTGCGCGCTGCGGGCGTTCGCGCGGTCGAGGAGGTCGCCGCCGCGGCTGAGAGGTACGAGGTGGTCGAGGGTGAACGCGTAGCGGTGACGCTGCGCGAGGGCGCCCGTGATGGTGTAGTCGATCTCCTCGCCGCACCACCAGCAGGGCAGGCGCAGGGCGCGCTGGTAGGCGCACAGGCGACGGTAGGGGCGCCCGTTGCGTATACCGGCCACGGGCGCCGCCTCCTCTACGACTTGGCCATGGCCCACTCGACGGGCTCGGGGAGTCCGTCCGGCGCGTAGATGACCTTGACGGGCTTCTGGTCGCCGGGAACGGCGTAGGTGATCTTGCCTCGGACGCAGTCGCCGTTCTTCACCTGGGCTTCGACGGGGTACTCCGGCTTGGGGAAGTCGTCGTATGTGGTGCCTGACGGTTCGATGCGGGCGCCGTCGGCGTAGGCGAGGATCCAAGGGAGGCGGCTGACGCTGATGCCGTCGCTCTTGGCGCAGACCTTGATCTCCAGTGCCGACCAGACGTAGCCGTCTGTGCCGTTCTCCTCGTCTGCCGAGGTGCTGGCCTTCACGTCGTGCTGGTAGCCGATGACGGTGGAAGTGCTCTTGAAGGTGAGCCCTTGGTCTTCTCTGGTCGAGGAGAAGGTGTCACCGACGGTCATGGCCTTGTCTGGGCTGGGTTTGGGGCTCGGCGTGGGCGTCGAGGCTGCGGAGGTCGCGGGCGTAGTGCCGGCTGTCGGCGTGGCCTTGTCGTCGCTGCTGCAGCCTGTGAGGCCCGCGAGAGCGAGCAGGGCGACGGGTAGTGCTGTACGGGCGTGCATGGTCCCCCCAAGGACGGTGTGGTGCTGAGGGGGCATCATGCGCCGCACGGAGGCACCGTGTTCGCAGTGTGACCGTGTTGTGACGCTGGGCAGGTGGGGCCCGCTGCCCGGGCGCGGCGCGCACCGGGGGACTCAGGCCCGGCGGGGGTCTCCTGCTCCGTCGCCGGGCAGCGGGGGTCTAGTTGGCGCCGATGCCGACGAGGCGCAGGGCGCGGCCTCGGGTGGCCTTCTCTGCGCGGGCGATGTCGGCGAGGGCGTAGAGAGGGCGGTCCTGGTCGTCGAGGCCTGCGGGGGCGAGGTGGCCGCGGACGACCCAGTTGCAGACGGCCGAGGGGGTGACGGCGGCCGCGCCGGAGCTGATCATGCGCCGCCACTCCGTAGCCAGCTGGGCGGCCTGGGTGCCGTTGTAGAGGTCGGCCATGCGCGCCTTCCCGAACATGCGTGAGCCCCCGGCGGGCGGGGGCTGTTTGGACACACCTGTGCTGCTGACACCATGTTCACGCTAAGTGCTGATCTTGTCCAGCGACCTTCCGCACGTGTGTGTGCGTGGCTCATCACCAGTTCGTGAGGCAAGCTCCGCTCATGGATGAAGGACTAGCCGCGCTGATCGCTGGTGTCGCGGGCGCCATCGGCGGCATCGGCGGCGGTACCGCGGGTGCATTTTTCACTGGAAGAGCGATGGTCCGGCAGGTCCGAGACCAGGCAACAACAGAGCATGGGCACTGGCTGCGGGAACAGCGCATGCAGGCTTACCTCACGCTCCTACGGGAGTGGGATGCCGCCCATCAGGGCCTGAAGGGCATTTGGACTCGGGCTCTTGAGGCGTACGCCGACGACTCCAACCACATCTTGCAGGGTGATCTGGGTGAGATCCGCAACGCGATGTTGGACCAGGTGGAACAGATCGTCGCCCCGACCGGCATGGCGTTCGAGCGTGTCGCCATGCTCGGGCCGGGCCAGGTCGACGATGCAGCGCTGGGACTCGAAATGGCACTGCAGGAATTGCGGGCAGTTGTTGAAAGCCGGCTGGCGCCAAATGACTTGACCACTACTCAGGCCTTGAACTGGGAGCCGTGGAATGACACTGACCATGCGGCGTCGAGGGCGCGGCAGATTTTCGTCGAATGCGTCCGAGGGGTGCTGGGCGAGCCGCCGACACCAGCGTCGAACCCCGACTGATCAGCTTCCGGACCCGCGGCGGTAGCCGCGCCGTCCGGCGAGGAACTCGGTGGCGCTGTACCAGCGGTGCGCCGTCCTCGCTGTCGTCAGCGACGGGCCAGGGCATTCCTGAGAAACTAGCCACGGCAGCTGCGGTCCGGCGGCACACTGCCTCGATGAGGATGACCGGAGACTTTGCCACCGCTGTTGCAGGTGTGGCACCCGTGGTGCTGCTAGTTGCCGTTGTAGAGGTGAACAATGCAAGGCCTCGGCTGCGAGAGGCCCACGCATCTATGCGACAGCGGATAGATGCACTGGAGGGGCTCTACGCGCCAGGGCGCACCCTCAACTCCGAGGAGGTTGCTGCGGCCGAGGAGGACCTTGACCACCTCGAGCGCCGCGGACTCAGGGACGCGTTCTTCTTGATCTATATCTCGTTGTCCGCCCTATTCGCATGCGCACTTGGCGTTGCGGAGCTGTTTGCACTCCGGTGGTTGGCAACGCCAGATGCAGGGCCGCAAGAGCGGGAGGCGGGCTTCTGCGCGGTCGTGACGGTGTGGAGCTTTCTGTGGATCACACTCGTGCCGGTTAGTACCCTCCTAGGCACTGTTTCTCGGATCTCCTGACGTGGGTGGGGTGTTGGGGTCAGGCTGGCTGTATGGGCCGTGGGGATCTGACGAATGTGGAGTGGGATCGGCTGGAGTCGTTCTTACCTCGCGGTGGTGCGCGCGGAGGCCGGTGGAGTGACCACCGTCGGGTGATCAACGGGGTGTTGTACCGGGTGCGGACGGGTGTGCAATGGCGGGACCTGCCGGAGCGGTTCGGCCCGTGGGAGACGGTCTATAAACGGCATCGCCGCTGGTCGGCG